GATCGGCCTCTAATGAAAAAGCACTATGGTTATGCCCCATTCACGGGGCAAAGAATTTTACTGTAAGGCCGAGAACTGCCCAATAAACGTTTCTACCTGGCTGTCTTTGAATTTTTCAATCAGCAGGTCACGAAACTCTGCAGCCATTTCTTCCTGTTGGGCTTCGAGCTGGACGATTCGCAGAACAAGAACCGGGCGGTCGCCACCGATAATGCTCAGACGTAACTTAAAGCGACGCTCAGCCAGACCTTCAAACGGCACGCAGGTAAACTCAAAGGCTACCGGCATGATGTCCTGCGTTTTGGCTTCTACGCTTTCCATCAGGGAGCGCTTGCCGCTGAAGTCACCATCTTCAAAGTCAGCTTTCTGAATCGACTCGATGGAGATTTTGCGAATTGCCGCAGCCGACTTCTTCGCATCAATCGGCTGGCCGTCGGCGTCAAAGCCGATCAGGCATTCAGACCAGTCTTCTAGCCATTCGGCCAGCTCCTTCTGTGTATGGCGGTCGCCGCTGATGCAAAGCAGCGCGGAAAAGGGCGCGGTCTTCTTCAGCGACAGCAGCGCGGTATTATCAGCGTGGCCGGGTTTATCCAGGGTTCCGAGGTTAAATACCGCAACAGCACGCATATCGTCGGCATTAATAAAGCAACGGGTACCCTCTGCAGCGTAGCCAGTAGAATAGCGGGAAAAGTCTTCAATGCTGGCGGTCACCATTTTGCCGCGAAAGCGGAAACGCTCAAGGCAAAGGGATTCCAGACTGTCGATTCGTGCGCCCTGCGGAACAACGGCAGCGGGGCAGTCCACGCTTTCAAGCTTTTCTTCCATAAAACGGGAGAGGGTCAGATCGCCAATTTTATCGATAGCGGTTGCGTCTAAAGAGTGAGACATGGTTATTCCTTAACTGGGTGAATTGTCAGGTTTACTGTTTGGCACGCAGCTTCGCATCAGGATCACCAGCCAGAGTAAAAAGCTGGCCCTGATCTTCCTGCAGAATGGAAAGCTTGCCCCCGCGGTTGACGTACATCGGCGTCTCGGTGGTGTCTTCTTCCGAGGATTTACCGCGCGGAGTGGGGCGCATATAGGACAGCTTGTGCTTAATCATCACACGCTTCTCTTCGACGGAATTGCTCATGCGGTCGAGCTCAAAGGTCACGGTAACTTTTCCTTTGGTGCCGTTGTTTAGCACGCCAAATGCAACTTCGCTGAGCGCTAGGGCGATTTTGTTTTCGAACACGCCTCCGTCCAGTTCGCCCAGAAACTCAGGCACTTTAGTCAAACGTTCATTACTCATCGGCTTACCCTCAGAAATGCGGCTGCAACCGCGGGTCGTAGTTTCTCCACACAACACAGAAGAGCACCTGCGCTTAGGAGTGCCGCCCGGGTGGATTGGGTTAGGAGCCCGTCACCCGGTGATGCTCTTGTCTGTTGCGTAAAAAATTGGCAGGACCGTGACATCGGGGAAGAAAGGCCCGCCACAAAGAGTCTTACGGCTTGGTTTTATCAATACTGCGCGAATCATCCGGTCATTCATGCGCCACCGGTGGCTACTTCGTGGGCGTCCTGCCTGTTCGCTTTCTTTTATGAAAATCTAAAATATCTTAGACAAAAGGTCAAGCAAGAAACCTAAACTAATTTAGATTTCCTGTGGGTTGGGAGGGATTACTTCCGGCGCATCATCCGGCGGTGCTCTACAACCACCCCGATGATATGAATTTTTTCTTTAGCAGAGTTTCTGATCGCGTAGTCTTCGTTGAGTGGCACGAGTTCAAATATTTCTTCGCCGGTTTCGCTGATTCCGCGCGCTCGATACTTTTTGAATGTGGCTTCGTCACCCCCATTCTTAGCGACGACGTAATCGCCTGGCCCGGGATGTAATTCAGGATCTACGATAATAACATCGCCTTCAACAAAATCGGGTTCCATAGATTTACCTTTGACCTTTAGGGCAAAGGTGCAACGAGAATGAAACTCTGACGTCAAAATATAATCCACCGTTCCATCAAGATTTCTGGCGTCACACTCAGCTGACCATGCCCCAGCCTGAACATAGCTGATAATCGGGATTTGTTGCGCGGCAACTGGTGCAGGCCCAACGTTAGGCTCAACTTCTTGACCGTACAAGAGGAAGCCTTCACTTACTCCAAGGTATTGAGCTAGCTTTGTTAACGACTTTCCGCCTGGCACGTTCAGATCCCTTTCCCAGTATCCAACCGTCACATCTGAAACCCCAAGTGCTTTACCGAGCTGGCCTTGGGTGAGCTTTCTTTGCTTCCTTAATTCCTTTAACCGCGTGCCAAGTGTTCCCACGATTCAACCCTTAGAAATGAAAACCTAAGTAATCTTAGTTTTTATTGACCTAAAAAAGATTAGATAATAATATCTAAATATTCTTAGGAGGAGGCTATGACAACAACTGAACTTGAGCAGTATTTTGGCTCGCCGAACAAGGCAGCAGAGTTTTTTGGTGTGTCGCCAGAAGCTTTTTATCAATGGCGCACAAGACCCGGGCAATTAATCCCTAAAGGTCGTGCAGCAGAAGCAGCTGCTCGTACCAAAGGAAAGCTCAAATACGACGCTTCGCTTTATATAAAGCGTAATCAAAAAACGGCTTAGCCGTAACTACCAAAAGGAAAACAAAATGGTAGACAACATCAAAGCAGCAATCAGCACGATGTGTAAGGCGCATCCCGCCGGTCGTCTTGGAATGGCTGCCGATCTCGGCATGAGCATCGACACCTTTCATAACCACATGTACCAGAAATGCGGCAGCCGCTTCTTCACGCTGGCCGAACTTGAGCGCATGGAGGACCTGTCGGGCGTCTCGATGCTGGCGGAATATGCCGCAGCGCGTGTCGGCAAATTGCTGGTGGACGTTCCGAAGCCGGAAAGCATGGACAACGTGGACCTGTTCTCGATCGACATGAAAACCAGCGCGGCGAAAGGCCAGCTGGCGCAGGCGCAGATTGAAGCGGCTGAGGATGGGGTAATTGACCGTCATGAACGCAAAAAGCTCTCTGAGCTGTTTCGCAAGACCATTCGCCACCAGTTCCACGGGTTCATGGGCTTTATGGCGCTGTATGGGGTTTCAGACCAGGCAGTAGAAGTATTTATGAGCACCAGAAAAGGTGACGCCCCGAGTGTGCAGCTCGAGGCGTCGGGCGCGTCTTTTCAATAGTGGAGAAACTACGCATGAACAGTTTAACAACACGTTACCGCAGGTCGCAACTTATTGCGCTGCCGGTACCGGGCGGAGCCGGTCCGGTGCAGTACCGGTATGCAGTGAGATTATCAGGCCACTATGTGCCCGTCAGCTACCAGCTCGCTCTGCAGATGGTAGGGGAGTTTAATCGCCAGGCGGAGACTTTCGCGTGCAGGAACTCAACAGACGATACCACGACTGGCGGGGAACTGAAGTCCACGTCACGGGTTACGACCCAGAAAAACGACAGGTTATCTTCCGGCGCGCTGGTTACCCGCACGACTGCATGCAGCCTGTTGAGCGGTTCCGCGAGAAGTTCAAAAGGGTGGATGCATGAGCGTTAAGTTATCAGCGTACGTGTGGGATGGCTGTGCGAGTGCCGGAATCAAAGGCACGAAGCTGCTGATCCTGGCGCGCCTGGCTGATTTCTCCAGCGATGAAGGTATCAGCTGGCCCAGCGTCGACACCATCGCACGCCAGATTGGTGCCGGTCGCAGCACCGTTATTACCGCAGTTGGTGAGCTTGAGCGTGACGGATGGCTGACCCGCAAAGAACGCCGTCAGGGCCAGCGCAGTGGTACCAACATCTACACGCTGAACGTGCCGCGCCTGCGTCAGGCTGCTGCCGGTGCTTATTCTCAGGGTTCAGTTTCTGAACATTCAGAATCTGGACGTTCAGAATCCGAAGGTTCAGAAGCTGGACGTCCAGAATCTGAACGTCCGGAAAACCACAAAAACGGGGCTTCTCAGGGTCCAGAATCTGGACACGATCCGTCAGTAAATTCAAAACAAGAACCATCAGATAAAAAACCTTCTTGTCAGGTTGCCGGGCAACCCGACGCTGAGCAGCTGATCACCGATAAAGCGATTGCTGTGCTGAAGCACCTGAATCTGATCACTGGCGCGCGTTACCAGAACTCGAAATCCTCACTGGAGAACATCCGGGCCCGGCTGCGCGAAGGTCATTCGGTGGACGACCTGCAGCTCGTGGTCGACTACAAACACGAGCACTGGCACGACACCGAAATGTACGACTACATGCGCCCGCAGACGCTGTTCGTCCCGAGCAAGCTTGAAGGCTACCTGCTGAGCGCCACCCGCTGGAAAGAGCGCGGACGCCCGTCCCGCCAGCAGTGGAAGCAGCGCAGTGTGCAACGTGACGACAGCGCATTTAAAGCCAGCTATGCCGGTGTTGATTACAGCCAGGTCCCGGAGGGGTTCAGATCATGAAAAACGAGAAGCTGAAACACGAAGTTTTCGAAGAGATGGCCTGCCAGCTGGAAAGACAGAATCTGTGGCGCCGCGCCGCACATGTTTACCTGGCTGCATTCGATGCTTCGAAGAGTAACCGGGACCGCGAACGGCTGGCAAAAAAGCGCACCCAGTGCCTGAAGATGAGCAACCGCGTTGGTTACGTGGAAGGCCGTTGCTATCTGGCCGGTAACTATGTGGGGGAACTGTGATGCACCCGTTGAATGCTTACAGCCAGGCGCTGGCAGCTCTGCGGAGCAAACCGGCTCACGAACTTAAGGAAGTCGGCGATCAGTGGCGCACGCCGGACAATATTTTTTGGGGCATCAACGCCATGTTCGGTCCGCTCGTTCTGGACCTGTTCTCTGATGGCGAGAACGCCAAATGTGAGGCGTATTACACCGCAGAAGATAACGCGCTGACGCAGGACTGGTCCGCGCGTCTGGCCGAACTCAACGGTGCCGCGTTCGGCAACCCGCCGTACAGCCGCGCGTCCAGGCACGACGGGGAGTACATCACCGGCATGCGTTACATCATGCAGCACGCAAGCGCGATGCGGGAAAAAGGCGGGCGGTACGTCTTTTTGATTAAGGCGGCCACCAGCGAGGTCTGGTGGCCGGAGGATGCAGATCACGTCGCCTTTATCCGTGGCCGTATCGGTTTCGATCTTCCGTCATGGTTCGTCCCTAAAGATGAAAAGCAGATCCCGTCCGACGCGTTTTTTGCGGGTGCCATTGTGGTATTCGATAAGACCTGGCGCGGCCCGGCAATGAGTTACATCAGCCGCAACGAGCTGGAAGCGCGCGGCGACGCGTTTATTGCACAGATACGCCGTCAGGCTGAACGCCTGCTGATGAGTAACCGCCAGGAACCCGATGAGGATGAAACAGATCTGCATTCAGAAACTGAGCAGCAACTGCAGGCTGCTGAAACAGAGTTGCCACTGACAGCAGCCGACATCCTGGAACGAAGCGGCGTTGAGGTATGGGCCTGTGCATGCGCGGCGTTCGGCAGCAAAGAGGCGTATGCCTTCCATGAATCCCGCTTTGCTCACAGCTGGGCTGCCGATTCTGTAGAAAACCCGATGCTGGTGACGGTGACCGCCGACGTCATTTCGCGCGCGCAGGCGCTGATTAAAGAGCATAACAACGGCGTCAAGCTGTGCGCTTTTATGGCCCTCAATGATTTTGTTTTTCAGGACGATGCGGAGCGGAAAGACATGCACGAACGGCTTGCGACAGTCGCTCGCGAAGCTGAAGAGCAGCATGGCCTGGCGATGGATGAGTTTCTGCTGGTTGTCGGGGCAATTGACACCACGCACTGGCGGAACATTCGGCAGCTTAGAGCCTCCATTCGCGAAATGGCTGGCGCGCGGGAGAAAGCGGCATGAATTTCACCTCTGCTTTAACCGTCCGCCAGCAGGAGGTGCTGAATATGCTCGCGGATTTCCAGAGACGAAACGGTTACCCGCCGACACAGAAAGAAGTGGCCCAGCTTATGGGGGCCGCTTCACCCAACGCTGCGACCGATATGCTGCGTAAGCTGGAGAAGAAAGGCGCCATATCGTTATCAAAAGGTGTCGCCCGCGGCATCACCCTCAACGGCATCGCCAAAGAAGATGAGGCCGTTTCTCTGCTGCGCGCCATGGTTGAACGTGAATCTGATGCACGTGAACGGGCAATTTCTTTCCTGCATAAAATGGAGAGCTAGCAGTGCAAATAACTTTTCTGTCCAGCCTCAGTAACACCGAAGCCGTTATGCTCCCGGGAAATAGCCCTCATATTCCCGGAGGCACAAAACCGTGTTCAAAAAGATGTCATTTACTGAATACAGTGCGACGAAACTCTTCAACAGCAGCAGCGACAGGTGGCCAGATTGAAACTTCACTGCCATTAACATCAAAGACTTTACCGTGGTTCTTTTCGGCGATGTTTTTCATCTGTACGAAATTAATGTCGAAGTTGTCTTCGCCAACCTCTTGTTTAAGTTGTGCTTCAGATACTTTGCGATCCGTCTCATCGGAAAGTTTAAGGAATGCTTTCAGGATTCTGGTGTTCATTTGTTCAGGACGCTTAGCCCAGAGCTTAAGACGACGTGAAACTTTGGATACTTCCTGCAGTTCGCCCTGCGCGGGGGAGGTGCCTGTTGCAAACATTCTTTCTAACTCCTCAAGCGAGACTAAAGCCTTAACAATGTTTCTGTGCGCTTCCGGTAATTCCCTGCCAGAGGAAACCTGGAATGCTGCTGCTTCGAGAAAATTTTTAGTCTCTGTGATTTTTTCTGTAATGTGCATTTTAGTTGAATTTCACTCAATATTAGTCAATTTAGTAAATTTAGTCTTTTTGAGTGTTTCTTGCAAGAGGGAATTGTGCGCATGAAACTGGTTTTGCCATTCCCTCCCAGTGTTAACAGCTACTGGCGCGCCCCGACTAAGGGGCCGCTAAAAGGCCGTCATCTCGTTAGCGCCGACGGGCGCAAATATCAGAGCAATGCCGCAGCGGCAGTTGTTGAGCAACTGCGGCGCATACCCAAGCCTGTCACCAGCCTGCTGGCGGTGGAGGTGGTGCTTTACCCGCCTGACCGGAAACGCCGCGATCTGGATAACTATCTGAAGGCACTTTTCGATGCGCTGACGCTGGCCCATGTCTGGGAAGACGACAGCCAGGTGAAAAAGATGCTGGTGGAGTGGGGGCCGGTAACCAGCAAAGGGAAGGTGGAAATCACGATCAGTAACTTTGTGGCGGGTGCAGCCGCCTGAGAGATGGAGAAACGTATGAACCAGATAAACCCGATTTCATTTTGCCCCAGGCATCATGCGGCGCTGGCAGGTCAGGAGATTTTTATGTCCAGCCGGGAAATAGCCTCGCTTGTAGGTTCACGTCATACCGACGTGTGCACCGCCATTGAGCGGTTAATAAAGAAGAGCGTCATTGATGGGTATACGGCATTGCCGTACACCCATCCGCAGAACAGGCAGGAATACCATCACTACCTGGTTAACAAGCGTGACAGCTATGTCATCGTGGCGCAGCTATGCCCGGAGTTTACCGCGCGTCTGGTTGATCGCTGGCAGGAACTGGAAAGCGGGCAGCAGATGAGCGTGCCGCGGTCGCTACCGGAGGCACTGCGCCTTGCTGCGGATCTGGCCGAGCAAAAGGAAAGACTTACACAGGAACTTGCCGCCGCGGCGCCAAAGGTGGAGTTTGTGGATCGCTACTGCTCCGCCAGCGGTTCGCTCTCATTCCGTCAGGTGGCAAAGCTGTTAAAAGCCAAAGAGACGGATTTCCGCCTGTTCCTGATCGATAACGAGATTATGTACCGCCTCGGCGGGGTGCTGACGCCGCGCCACCAGCATATTGATGCCGGACGGTTCGAGGTGAAAACGGGCACCTCCACGACATCCAACCACGCGTTCAGCCAGGCGCGTTTCACAGCTAAGGGGATTAAGTGGATAGGTGGGCTGTGGGCCAAGCATGTGGCGAAGGGGAGCGCAGCGTGAGAGCTCTGTTAACACCGGAAATAGCGCGCGGAATGGGTATCGTGCTGCTGCGCCCCGGCGCTGAACTGATGCCCATATTTGCTAACGGGCGCGTGCTGGTGGAGGTTCAGCCAGAAAGCATGTCACGGTTCCCGAGCGGCGCGGTGCCGCCGGCGCACCAGCTCCTGGCCGATGACGAAGGACTGCAGGTCTTCTTTACTGATGAGCGGGTGATCCGGGCTGCCGGTGGCATCAATGCTCTGGAGCACTGGCTGATGAAGCAGCAGGGCGGCTGCCAGTGGCCGCACAGTGAATACCATCACCATGAGCTGACCACGATGCGGCATGAGCCCGGCGCGCTGCGTCTGTGCTGGCACTGTGATAATCAGCTGGCCGAACATTTTACTGAGCGTCTGTCAGCAATTGCCCGTTCCAATGTGATAGCCTGGATAATCAGCGTCGCGCGCGGTGCCCTTGCCTTTGACGATGCCCACGAGCTGACTCTGCCGGAGTTGTGCTGGTGGGCTGTCAGGATGGATATCACTGATGCGCTGCCGGACAGTGTGGCGCGCCGCGCGCTGCGCCTTCCGCCTTTGCCAGTGCAGGGCGTGTCGCGTGAAAGCGATATTGTGCCGGGGCCATCGGCGGCTGAAATGGTGCAGACGAAAGCGCAGCGTGCTTGCGCCGTGAAGACGCGGATGAACTGCGACAAGCCGCAGGAACAACAGACGCAGGTGGTTGCGCTGATGATCGACCCTGAGTCGCCGGAAAGTTACATGCTCCGGCCAAAGCGCCGCCGCTGGGAAAACGAGAAATACACCCGCTGGGTTAAGCAGCAGCCTTGCGCATGTTGCAACCAGCGGGCAGACGATCCCCATCACCTGATCGGCCACGGGCAGGGCGGGATGGGTACCAAAGCCCATGACCTTTTCGTATTGCCTTTGTGCAGAAGGCATCACGACGAGCTCCATCAGGACACCGTGGCATTCGAAGAAAAATATGGCTCACAGCTGGAGCTTATTTTTCGTTTTTTAGACCGCGCGCTCGCGATCGGCGTGCTGTCATAAGTGGAGTGGAGACCACACATGAACCTCGAAGCCTTACCTAAGTTCTATTCCCCGAAATCACCGAAACTCGATGATGAGACACCAGCCACCGGCAGCGCCGCGCTGACCATGTCGGATGTAATGGCTGCACAGGGGCTCGTCCAGTCTAAGGCGGCGCTGGGGTTCAACCTCTTCCTCGCCAAAATGGGCATTCAGGATC